CGCACGGAGAGTTTTTTTCCTGGGCGATTTTTCCAACCCGGGGCGTTTTTCTGTACAGATTTTCCATAGATGGCGAAACGCGGCCGACCAGCCTACGCACCGACGAAACCGCAGCGCCGTCAGGTCTCGATCGCGGCGGGCGCGGGAATGTCGCACGAGGAGATCGCGCTCGCCCTCGGCATCTCGCGCGTGACCCTGGTGAAGCATTTCGGGCACGAATTGACCGTCGGCGCGTACCAGCGGCGCATGGAGGTCCTCGAGGCGGTGCACCGGGCCGCGAGGAAAGGGAATGTCGCGGCCGCCAAGGCGTACAGCCAGCTGACGCCGCGGATCGCCGCGCCACCCGAGACGCCCGTCGACGACGCCCCGAAGGGCAAGAAGGCGCAGGCGCAGGCCGACGCCGGCACCGCGCAAGTGGGAACTGAGTGGGAGTCCCTGCTTCGGCCGCCCTCGAGCGTGCAGTAGCCTGGAACCTGTCCTGTCCCGACTGGGTCGAGCGACTGCAGTCCGGCCGCTCGCTGGTTCCGGACCTGCCGCTCAACCTCGCCTGGGGCAACCGGGCGGTCGGTGTCTACAACAAGCTGCGCCTGGCCGACGTGCCGGGCACGCCTTCGCTCGAGGAAGCCGGGGCCGACTGGTTTCGCGACATCGTCCGGGCCCTCTGGGGGTCGCTCGACACCGCGGGCCACGACCGCGCGATCCGCGAACTGTTCCTGCTGGTCCCGAAGAAGAACAGCAAGACCACGAACGGCGCGCTGATGATGCTGACGGCGCTGCTGCTGAACCAGCGGCCGAACGCGCCCTTCATCATGACGGCGCCGGTGCAGGACGTGGCGGAGATCGCCTTCAGCGCGGTCTCGGGCGCGATCGCGCTGGACCCGGTGCTGCAGAAGAAGCTGCACGTGCGGGATCACCTGAAGACGGTCGTCCATCGTGAGACGAAGGCCGAGCTGCAGGTGATGACCTTCGACCCGGCCGTGCTGACCGGCCAGAAGTGCGCCGGCGTCCTGATCGACGAGTTGCACGTGGTCGCGAAGATGGCGAAGGCGGCCTCGGCGATCCGCCAGCTGCGCGGCGGCATGCTGCCGTTCCCGGAGGCCTTCATGGCCTTCATCACGACGCAGTCGGAGGACGCGCCCACGGGCGTGTTCAAGGCCGAGCTCACGAAGGCCCGGCGGATCCGGGACGGCGAGCAGACGGGCGCGATGCTGCCGGTGCTGTACGAGTTCCCCTCGGACATGCAGTCGAAGCCCGAGGAATGGCGCGACCCGGCGAACTGGTCGATGGTCACGCCGAACGCCGGCCGCTCGATCTCGATCCCGCGCCTCTTCGAAGAGTTCCAGACGGCCGAGGCCACGGGCGCCGGCGAGCTGCGCGCCTGGGCGTCGCAGCACTTGAACGTCGAGGTGGGCCTCGCGCTGCACGGCGATCGCTGGGCGGGCGCGGACTTCTGGGAGAAGGGCGCCGCCGGCGTCACGCTCGAGGACCTGCTGAAGCGCTGCGAGGTCGTGACGGTCGGGATCGACGGCGGCGGCCTCGACGACATGCTCGGCCTCGCGGTCGTCGGTCGCGAGGCGGGCACCGGCCACTGGCTGCACTGGGCGCACGCGTGGATCCATCCCGTGGCGCTCGAGCGGCGCAAGTCCGAGGCCTCGCGTTATCTCGATTTCGAGCGCGCCGGCGACCTGACGATCGTCAACGAGATCGGCGAGGACATCGCCGAGGTCGCGGACCGCGTCGAGCAGATCGAAGCCTCCGGGCTGCTCGATCGCGTGGGCGTCGACCAGGCGGGGATCGGCGCCATCGTCGACGCGATCGTCGCCAAGAAGATCGAGCACGAGCGCGTCGTCGGCATCCCGCAGGGCTGGCGCCTGGTCGGCGCGATCAAGACCACGGAGCGAAAACTCGCCGAGGGCGCACTGCTGCATGGCGGCTCGCCGCTCATGGCCTGGTGCGCCGGCAACGCAAAGGTTCAGCCGGCCGGCAACGCGATCGTCATCACGAAGCAGGCCGCCGGCGCCGCAAAGATCGACCCGCTGATGGCGACCTTCGACGCGGTCGCGCTGATGGCGATGAACCCGAAACCGCGTCGCAAGACGTACGACCTTTTCTTCGTGTGAGGACCACAACGATGCGACGGGCCTACAGCCTGATGACCCTGAAGGAATTCGACGACGAGAAGCGCACGTTCAGTGGCATCGCCACGACGACCAGCGTCGATCGCATGGGCGACATCGTCGAATCGAAGGGTGCGGAGTTTCAGCTGCCGATCCCGCTGCTCTCGCACCACAACCCGCAGAAGCCGATCGGCCACGTGACGGCCGCCAAGGTCCTGAAGGACGAGATCCAGATCTCCGGCCACGTGCTGCGCCTCGACGACGCACCGCCCGCCCTTAAGGAGCGGCTCGACGTCGCCTGGGCGGAGATCAAGTCCGGTCTCGTGCGCGGCCTGTCGATCGGATTCCAGCCGCTGGAGTCGGCCCGCATCGAGGGCTCGTGGGGCTACCGCTTCACGAAGTGGCTCTGGCTCGAGCTGTCGGCCGTGACGATCCCGGCCAACGGCGACTCGATGGTCACCTCGATCAAGTCGATCGAGCAGCGCTACGCGGCCACGTTCGGCCAGCGTCGTGGCGCGCCCGTTCGTCTGATCACTCCGCCCGGCGTCTCGGGCAGCAAACCGGCCGCGAAAGGCGGCATCCCGCTCATTACCCGAGGAGAAACGAAGTGAAGACCTGGGCAGAACAGATCAAGGCCCTCGAGGCCACGCGCGCCGCGAAGGCCGCGCGCATGCAGGAGATCCTGCAGAAGTCGATGGACGAAGGCCGTTCGACCGACGAGGCCGAGGCGGAGGAGGTCGACTCGATCGACGACGAGATCAAGCGCATCGACGCCGACCTGGTGCGCCTGCGCCGCGCCGAGCAGCTCGACGTCCAGCGCGGCCGCCCGATCGTGCAGCCGCTCGACGGCGACGATCAGGCCCGCGCCGCCACGCAGCAGCGCTCGGCCCGTTCGCCGGCGATCATCGTGCCGAACACGAAGGACGTCGACGAGAAGTTCAAGGGCCAGAACTACACGCGCATGGTCATCGCGCGCGCGCTGGCCTACGCGGCCTTCCAGCAGGGCGAGATGGTCCGCGCCTCGGAGATCGCCGAGAAGCGCTGGGGCAAGACGAACCCGACCCTCGTGTCGCTCATCAAGGCGAACGAAGTCGCCGGCGGCGGCGCGGGCGCGGGCGAGTGGGGCGCGGAGCTCGTCACGGCGGACAACCGCTACACGGGCGACTTCATCGAGTACCTGAACGCCCGCACGGTGTTCTTCCAGCTCCCGCTGCGCGAGGTGCCGGCGAACGTCCAGATCAAGGGGCAGGATGGCGCCTCGACGGCCTACTGGGTCGGTGAGTCGAAGCCGATCCCGACGACGACCGCCGACTTCAGCGCCGTGAACCTCACGCCGCTCAAGGTGGCAGCCCTGGCCGTGGTCTCGAACGAGCTCATGCGCGACTCGAGCCCCTCGGCCGAAGCGCTCGTGCGTGACGCGCTGGTCGAGGCCTCTGCGCAGAAGGTCGACACGACCTTCCTGTCGAGCTCTGCGGCGGTCGCGGGCGTGTCGCCGGCCGGCATCCTGAACGGTGTCGCCGGCCACAACACCCACGGCAGCACGATCGACGACGTGATCGCGGACATCAAGCAGCTCTACGGCTACTTCATCACCGCGAAGAACGCGACCAACCTGGCGTTCGTCATGAACCCGGGCCTCGCGAAGGCGCTGTCGCTCATGCAGAACTCGCTCGGCCAGGATGCCTTCCCGGGCATCATGGCTTCGGGCGGCACGCTGAAGGGCGATCCGGTGTACACGGGCGAGAACGTCAACGCGTCGCACCTGATCCTGCTGAAGCCGAGCGACATCTGGCGCATCGGCGACAGCGGCATCCAGGTCTCGATGAGCCGCGAGGCGACGATCGAGATGAACTCGGTCCCGACGGGCGCTTCGGACACGCCGGTGGCGGCTTCGGCCACCCCGGTGTCGATGTTCCAGAGCGAGTCGACGGCGATCAAGGTCGTGCGGCCGATCAACTTCCAGACGCGACGCTCGGGCGTCGTGCACCTGATCGACAACGCCGACTACGGCGTCTCGACGACCTGATCCCTGGAAGCCCTCGACTAGGAGCCCGGCCCCGCAAGGGGCCGGGTTTTCTCATGCCGAAAATGATCGCGAAGTCGGTGTTCGAGTACGGCGGCCGGCGCTTGCAGAAGCGCGAGACCTTCGAGGCCAGTTCGCGCGACGCGCGTGTGCTCGCGCTGGTCGGCCGGGCGATGTACGCCGAGTCGAGCGAGGAGACGACCGCGGCTGCGCCGGTGACGGCGGCCCCCGAGCCGAAGGCCTCCCGCCGTAACTACCGCCGCCGCGACCTGCAGGCGGAGGGCTGACGGGTGAACCTCGTCGCCCGCTTCGCCACCGCGCTGCGCAAGGCAGCGCAGCTGCTCTCGCCCGTCAACTGGTACGGCTCCGGCGGCTGGTTCACGGTCAGCGAGTCGTACAGCGGCGCCTGGCAGCAGGGCGTCACCGTCAACCAGACGACCGTCAGCGCGAACTGGGCCGTCTTCGCCTGCGTCACACTGATCGCCGGCGACATCGCAAAGATGCCGGCGCGCGTGATGAAGTACTCGCGCGAACTTCTGATCTGGCAGCCGACCGATCCGCCGTACCGGATCGTCCTGCGGCGCCCCAACCGCTACCAGACGCGCATCGAGTTCTTCCAGAACTGGGTGCTCTCGCTGCTGCTCTTCGGGAATACCTACGTCCTGAAGGAGCGCGATCGCGACGGCAAGATCGTCGCCCTCTACATCCTCGACCCGGGCCGGGTGCAGCCGCTTGTCGCGGCCGACGGCGGGGTCTACTACCAGCTGCAGGAAGACGATCTTGCACAGATCGAGTCCTCGATCGTCGTGCCGGCGTCCGAAATCATCCATGACCGGATGTACACGCCCTGGCACCCGCTGATCGGTGTCTCGCCGATCTACGCCTGCGGCGTTGCCGCGATGCAGGGCTCCTACATCCAGTCGAACTCAGCCGCGTTCTTCAAGAACATGAGCCGACCGGGCGGCGTCCTGACCGCGCCGGGCACGATCCCGCCGGATACCGCTGCCCGACTCAAGGAGCAGTGGCAGACGAACTACACCGGCGAGAACGCCGGCAAGGTCGCGGTCCTGGGCGACGGGCTGAAGTACGAGTCCTCTGCCGTCAATGCGGTCGATGCGCAGCTCATCGAGCAGCTCAAGTTCACCGGCGAGATGATCTGCGCCTGCTTCCACGTGCCGCCGTACAAGCTCGGCCTCGGCGCGATGCCGACCGTGAACAACACCGCGGCGCTCAACCAGCAGTATTACGACCAGGCCCTGCAGCCGATCGTCGAAAAGATCGAGCTGCGGCTCGACGAGGGCCTCGAACTGCTCGACGGGTTCGAGACCTGGCTGGACGAGACGGTGCTCGTGCGCATGGACCCCTCGACCCGCATGGACGCCTACAACAAGGCGATTGCCGGCGGCTGGCTCGCGCCCAACGAGGCGCGGCGCGACGAGAACCGCCCGCCGGTGCCGGGTGGCGAGTCGCCGCTCATGCAGCAGCAGAACTACTCCCTGGCCGCGCTCGCGAAGCGCGATGCGAGCGACGACCCGTTCGGCAAGGCCGCGCCGGCGCCCGCGCCGGAACCAGAGCCTGTCGACGAAGAGCCCATCGAGACCGACCTCAAGCAACTCTCGGTGCAGGTGGCTGACGCGGTGGGCGAGCGCGTGGCGGGAGCCCTGCAGCCGCTGCAGGAGCGGCTCGCCGCCATCGAGGCCCGCCCCGAACCTCCGGAGGTCCGCGGGCTCACGCTCGAGGACGTCCAGCCGCTGATCGAGGCGGAGGTGCAGCGGCGTCTGCCGGCGCCGGCCGACACCGTCGACGTCCGTGAGTTCTTCGATGCGTTCCTGCGTGGTCTGGAGCCGACCGGCGCATGAGTGACGCGGCCCTCGTCGCCCGGGAGATCCAGGACCTCGCCAGCGCGGTCGGCGACGTCGCCGGCGCCGTGCGCGAGAGTGCCGGGCCGACGGTAGAGGTCAACGTACCGCAGCAGGCCCCGCCGTCGGTCACGGTCAACGTGCCAGAGCAGGCCCCACCCGTCGTGAACGTCGCGCCGTCGTCGGCCGAGGTCACCGTCAACGTGCCGCAGCAGGCCCCGCCCGTCGTGCAGGTCTCGCCTGCACCGGTCTCGGTGAGTCCGCAGATCAACGTCGAGGCGGCCGAGCCCCAGGCGTACGAGGTGATCATCACCGAGCGCGACCGTGAGGGCATGATCCGCCGCTTCGTCATCCAGCCGGTAACGGTCGTCGCCGCATGACCGCCTTTACCGTCAACGCCGGCGGCACGACGCGATGGGATTCGCTATCTGGCGGATCGACCAACGCCACCCTAGACAGCTATGCGATCTCGAACGGCACGACGCTGCTGATCGACGTCGACAGCTACCACTGCACGAACCACTCGGCCGCCTTCGGGTCGGTGGATACCGTCACGTTCGCAGGCATCGGCGGAAAGCTGAAGATCGACGGGACGAGCGTGCGCGTCATCCCGTACAACACGGGCACGGGCAACGTCCCGGCGATCGGCACGACGGTGAGCCAGGGCGGAGTCTCCGCGACGCTGCTCGGCGTCTGGGCGTCCTGGCTGGTCGAGCCGACGGCCGCCGGCGCGGCGATGCCCGCTTCAGGGTTCATCAAGGTCCGGGCGAAGACCGGCGGCGACTTTGCGGCCGGGGCCCTGACTGGCATCGGTGCGAGCGCCACTGGCGCCGACGTCGTCGGCTGGATCGAGGTGCGCGGCGCCGACACGGCGACGATTACCGTGCCACGTATCGGCGCCTTCGAGGTCGTCGGCGACTGGTTCGAGCTGGGCACGACCAACGGCACGCGCGGCCAAGTCCTCGCGTGTCCGACCACGGCCACGGTCGCCGGCGTGTTCCCGGGCGTGTGGATCGAGACGGCGTCGGGCTCCGGGGTCTACGAGCGATACGCGGGCGCAGGCAGCATAGTGGCGCTGGCGAGCATCCCCACCGATGAGCGTGGCAAGATCGTCTGGCAGACCACGGGCGGAATCCGCATCGGCTCGGATGGCACGAACAACGTGGGCTTCCTGCCGCCGAACGGCTGCAAGGTCCGCATTCCGAACGTGATCCTGACCTGCTGCACCCGCACCGCCGGCTCGGGCTCGGGCCCGCGTGTGCTGCCCAACTCGGCGCTGGGCACTCGGCAGGAGTTCGTGACCACGGCGGCCGGCGACATCAGCCTGTCGAACTGCGTCTTCCAGTGGTACGGGAACTTCCTGCAGGCCTTCCGCGCGGACGTCACAAACTCGGCGATCAGCGACACACTGATCCTTCAGGAGATCGCGAGCCCGATCAACGTCAACAACGTGATCGTCGCGCCGACGCAGGCGCAGCTCAACAATGCGCTGAACATGCTGTCGTGCTTTGCCGGCGGCACGGTCCAGAACGCCCTGTTGGCAAGATTCTCGCTGGCCGCGTCCGGCGCGTACGTTTGCATCGCCAACTACAACAACGGCATCACGTTCTCGAACGTGAAGACCCAAACGCTGCTGAATCGCGGAAATGCCACGACCGGCACCTGGACCTGCATCCAGAACGTCGACTGCACGTGGACGAACTGCACGGACATCGGCGGCCGCCAGCTGCACGCCACGGTCCAGGGCTGCACATGGACCAATTACCACTACGCCGACAACTTCAGCGGAACTACGGGCACGGGAAACGCGCACTACGCGCTCGACTTCACGACGGGTTGCAGCAACCTGATGGTCGACGGCCTTGACTTCCTCAGCCTGACGAACGTCCACCCCTACAATGGGCTCGTCAGCTTCACCGCCTGCTACGACTGGACGGTGCGGAACATCGGCACGACAGGTGCGGCGCTGAACTTGGGCAGCGCGAACGCCTCGGGCGTGATCGTCAACGGCGGCGGCAACAATGACGGCGGCCGCGTCCAGCGCGTCTATACGTCGAACTCGCGCACCGGCCCGTGGGCGTTCGTGAACTCGGACAACAACATCACGCTCGAGACGGTCGCCGGCGACTATGCCGACACCAGCGTGATCGCCGCCCTCAACACGGTCGCCAAGGGCGTGCGCCTCACCGGAGCGACGACCGGGCAGACGTCGGTGTACGGCACGCACTGGAAGGACTCGTTTACGAGCGCCACGGTCGGCAAGATCGAGATTCTGTGCAACGAGCCGACGACGGCAACCGCCGCGCAGTGCGCGATCACGGCCGGCACGCCGCGCTTTAACTCGGCCGGGCAGGTCGCGCTCACCGCCGTTGGCGATCAGGTCACGTGGGAAATGCCCTACTTTGCGAAGGGGCACACGCAGTTTCAAGACTATGTTGCTACGGGCACGAACACGGCAAATCTGGAGTTCACATACCAGTACGATCTAGGGTCGGGGTACAACGGCTCTTGGCTGTTGTTGGGAGAATCCTTCGTCGACGTTGACCCTGCGGTTGGCGTGAGGCTGAAGGTGCGTGCAACGTGCAACACCGCCAACGCGGGCAACCTGCTCACGAATCTCAGGATCAACACGGCCACTACGGCGACGGCGCAGAATCAGCAGTATCCGCTCGACCGGATCACGCTGACCCTGACGGGCCTGGTCTCAGGCTCGGACATCGTGATCCTTGCGGCGGGCACCGAGACCGAGCGGGCGAACGTGGACGCCAACGCCGGCACGACCTACGCCTACCAGTACAGCACGCCAGAGAGCGTCGACATCTGCGTCTACAAGGCCGGCTACGTGCCGTACCTCGTGCGCGCCTATTCGCTCGACGATGCAGACGCGTCGTTGCCGATCGCGCAGGTCGCGGACCGCAACTACACCGCCTAGCTAGGGAACAGAGATGCCCAAGATCACAGACGGCGACGACCTGAACGTCGGCACCGAGATCACGATCGACACCGCCGCAAAGACCTTCACGCTGGTCGCCGCGGGCAACCTCGTGGCGAAAGACGGCGTGACCCTGCAGGCGCTCTACAGCAAGTTCATCAAGCTGTGGGAGACCTCGACTTACAACAAGTATCCCTTCCCGATGTACGCGATCGACGCGCTGTCGGGTCAGTTCCAGTTCGGCTTCGACGGCGGCAGCTACAACGGCTGGAAGCCGGCGAACGACACGACCCGCACCTACCTCCGGGACGGCGGCTGGTCGGAGTACAGCGCGGCCGGCGTGCTGAACCGGCAGTACGTCGGCATCGTCGCGCTGGCCTCTGGGTTCCCGGCGGGCGCACAGTTCTACTACCAGCGCGCGAGCGGCGGCGCGGCAGCGAACTTCACGTTCACGGACGCGCCGAACGAGGGCATACAGGTCTACGGCGACGCGTCGAACGGCAACTTCGACAACCGCACCTACTTCAAGCTCTTCTGCCGCGAGTACAACTACACCTACGACGATGCGGTCCTCGCCGACGTCGGCCTCACGGCCACCGGCGCGTTTAAGGTCTCGCTGCCGATCGCGGTCTCGTCCGACCTGAAGATCCAGGCGAACGACGCAGCGATGACCGGTGCGCCCTACTCAAGCCTCGGCCTCGAGTACTTCGGCACGAACCAGACCGGCTACGACATCGGCGCCTATCCGTTCCGGGTCGTCGTCGACAACACGACGGCCGCGGCGACGCTCGAGCAGATCTACACCTGGGTGCAGTACAAGCTGCGCCAGGCGGGCGACATCGACGACGGCGCCGGCACGGTCAACGGCAAGACTGCCAACGCCCTGATGTACTTCGTCGGCGACACGCTCTACACCACGCAGGGCGTGTTCATCGATGGCGTGATCCCCGCCGACCTGAACCGGGTCGTGTTCCTCGACCAGGACAGCGTCCAGCGCACCTACCCGTATGCGTCAGCCGGCACGCTGAGCTTCAACGGCGTGCTGGTGTCCGGCGGGACTGGGTACTACCGGATGTACTTCACCAACGACGATGCCGGCTCGAACGCTGGCAACGACTACGGCACGTCGGGCGCGATCACCGTGAACGACAAAGACGGCAGCCCGATCGCCGGCACGATCTCCGGCGCCAGCATCTCGTTCACCTACGACTACGACGGCAATGTGCAGCGAGGCGCCGGCTCCGCCGGCGACGACGCGCCCATCACCATCGTCGCCGGCAACAAGGGCGTGGCAAAGCCGGTCGTCGCAACGGGCACGATCTCACGCTCGAAGGGCATCTCGATTTCGCTGGTGGCCGAGCAGGACCGCGCGTACGTCGCGTAAGACCCTGCCGTGGCACTCACCTTCGACGGTCCGAACAAGCGCATCGTCCTGAGTTCAGGCACGACGTCGCTGTCGGTGCGCGACCTGTGGTCGCGCTGGGTCGACTGGGCCCTGACCGGCGACAACTCGAAGTACCCGATCGCGCTCGAGGTGGTGGGCGGCAACGACATCGACGTCAGCGCGGGCACGAAGATTCCGGTGTACGCATACCTGCAGAACGGCTGGCGCATCCGGCCGCAGGAGGCGAGCCACACGCTGAACGTCGGAGACGGCGTTCTACTGGTCGATGGCGGCGGCGACCCGTTCGTCAACACGACAGGCAGCTACGTGGTGCGCATCAACTACCAGCAGCCGGTGCAGGCGATCAGCTTCGACTCTGGCGGTGGCGGCGGAGGACTCACGGTCACCCAGGCTCAGCAGCTGCTCGAGGTGTACCAGCGTCTCGGCCTGGACGCGGCTGCGCCGCTCACCCAGACCGCGGCTGAGATCTCGACGCCAGACTGGTCGCTCGAGGTCGCCCAGCCCACGGTCGGCACTGTCACGGTGACGCGCCAGTGAGCCTGAACCCGCGCGCGATCGCGACACTCGGCGTCGGCTTCGGCGCTACGGCCGTCGCCTACCTCGGACTTTGGCCGGTCGGCACGCCGCCAGTAGAGCCCCCCGTGCCGCCGGCGGTGTTCGGCGGATTCGCGGCGCCGTCGCTGACGGTGCCTGGTCTACGGATATCACGCGACGACCGGGACCTGCTCGAGCTCGTCCCGATCCTCGTGGAGGTGATCAATGGCAGACGCTAAGGAACTGGCCGCACAGGCGGTCGATGCGGTGCGCCGCTATGTGGCGGAGGCGTTCTCGAAGGCTGAGCAGCGGCTCACGACGCTCTCCGAGAACCTCGAGGCGCTGGTGGGTCGAGTCAAGGACCTGGAAGAGCGTCAGGCGCCCGAGCCGAGCGAGCCACCGACCCATCTGACGCCGGACGAAATCCGGCAGCTTTGGTACGACCTGCATGCCCGCGAGTTTGCAGGCTGGCAGAACGAGTTCATGGCCAAGGCGCACGAGGCCCTCGCGCGCCTGGTCGAACAGCGGCCCGCACCCCGGGACGGCCGCGACGCCCTCGAGATCGAGGTGCTGCCCTCGATCGACCGGGCGAAGAGCTATCCGCGGGGGACCTTCGCTACCCACCACGGCGGCCTCGTGCGCGCACTGCGCCGCACGGACCCGCTGCAGGAGGACGATCTCTCGACCGCGGGCTGGCAGGTGCTCGTCGACGGCGTGCGCGAGATCTCCGTCGAGCCACGCGGCGAGCGCGCGTTCGCGATCTCGGTCGCGAGGACCTCCGGCGCCGCCAAGGTCGTCGAGGCTCGCATGAACGTCGTGCTCGATCGCGGGGTCTTCCGCGAGGCTCACGCCTACGAGCACGGCGACGGCGTGACCTTCGGCGGCTCGTACTGGATTGCGCAGAAGGACGCGCCCGAGGGCAAGCCGGGCACGAGCCCCGACTGGCGACTTGCCGTGAAGAAAGGCCGCGATGGCGCCGACGCGAGGGCTGAGCGGTGACTCAGCTCATCACGCTCGCCCAGGCCAAGGCGCACCTGCGGCGGGACCATTCGCTCGACGACGACGACATCACGCTCAAGATCGAGGCCGCCTCCGCCGCGATCCTGCAGTACGTCGGCGACAACCAGTACCGGATCCTGGACACGGGCGGCGACGTGTTGGCCTTCGATACCAGCACCGAGCAGGCGGACCTGCGCATGCTGCACGTGTGCCAGCAGGCGACGAAGCTGCTGCTGACGCATTGGGACAAGAACCGCGACGGCACGGGCGGGGAGGCCGTCGAAGCCTCCGCGGGCTACGGCTACCTGCCGCTGCCCGTCGTGTCGCTGCTCTACCCGTACCGGGACCCGACGATCGCATGACGACGCCTTGGGTGGTCGAGCCCGAATGGAAGGGCCAGACCGCAGCGATCCTCGCATCCGGACCGAGCCTGACGCGCGAGCAGTGCGAGGCGGTTCGGGGCCGGTGCCGCGTGATCGCGGTCAACAACCAGGGCATCGACACGGACTGCGACGGCGTCCGGGTTCCGGCGTTCGCGCCCTGGGCGGACATCCTGTACGCGGCCGACGCGAAGTGGTGGCGCGGCTACGAGGACCGCGCGCTCAAGTTCGCCGGCCGCAAGGTGACGGTCCGGCACACGTTGCCGTGGCCGGAGATCTACTCGCTGACGCAGTCGTACGACTACCCAAGCTACGACCCGCGCCCGGGGCACGTGGTGAGCGGGGGCAACTCCGGCTACCAGGCGCTGCACCTGGCCGTGCAGCTCGGCGCGAGGCGTGTGCTGTTGCTTGGGTTCGACATGAAGGACGGGCGCAACGGCCGCCGGCACTGGTTCGGATCGCACCCGGGAAAGCTCAATTCCCGCGCGAGCTTCGCCAGCTGGCGCAGCGCGATGGAGAAGTTCTCGAAGGTCCTGGAACAGATGCAGATCGAGGTCCTGAACTGCACGCCGGACACCGCGCTGCGGTGCTTCCGTCGGTGCTCGATCGAGGAGGCCCTGCGTGAGCGGCTTTGATCCCGGACGGTTGCGGCACGTCGTCGACATCGAACGGCGCGTCGAGACTCAGGACCCGGTTTCGGGCGGGCTCACGACGAGCTGGCAGCCGATCTTCGAAAACGTGCGCGCGGCGATCGAGCCGCTGTCGGTGCGCGAGGCGATCGCGGCCGGCGCCGACCAGTCGAAGGTCTCCGCCCGCATCGTGATTGGCTTCCGGCCTGGCCTCGAGGCTGCGCAGCGCATCGTGCACGGCACGAAGTGCTGCAGCTCCTACCTCCAGCCCGAGTACTGGAATCCAGAGGGGTTCCTGCGCGACAGGGACACGGGCCTCGAGTACGTGACGATCCCCTGCAGCCAGGGAGTGAACGAGGGGTGACACTTGAACGCTTCACGCTGATCGTGCCGTTCTACCGGAACGTGCAGATGCTGCGCGAGCAGGTGCGCAACTGGGAGGAGTACCCGGAAGCGGTGTCGATCGTGCTGGTCGACGACGGCAGCCCGGAAGACGCGCGCTCGATCGTGCTCAAGCACGCCTCCCCGGCGCTGCTGCAGCGCATCGCGCTCTACCGCATCGAGGTGGACATCCCGTGGAACCGCGGAGGCGCCCGCAATCTGGGCACTGCGCGCGCGGAGACCGACTGGATCGTGCACGTCGACATCGATCACGTGCTGCCGGCCGCGGCCGCTCTGTCGCTGCTGCAGTTCTCGCCGGACCCCTGGCGCTGGTATCGGTTCGAGCGCTTCCGCTTGGGCCGCGCCGACGAGACCCGCCGCAAGGACAAGATTCCGGATCACGCCGAGTACGGCAGGATCCATCCGCACATCGACTCGTACCTGTGCACGCGCGATCTCTACTGGGCCGCCGGCGGCTACAACGAAGACTTCTCGGGTTGCCTGGGCGGCGGCTCGCCATTCCTGGCCGAGCTGGAGCGCGCGGGCGGCGCCCCGCTGATCGCCCCCGAGCCGGCGCACCTGATCGTGTTCACGCGCAGCGCGGTGCCGGATGCCTCCGACCACACGCTGAGCCGGGACCGGCTGGAGTTCTCGCGCAGGAAGGCGCAGATGCGCGGCCGCTTCAAGGGCCACGACCCGATACGTTTCCCGTGGAACAAGCAGGACCTATGTACCCGCGCGTAGCCGGCGAGTTCGACACGGTGCGCCGGCTGCTCGAGGGCCGGTCGATCGCGCGTTTCGGCGACGGCGAGCTCAAGATCCTGGGTGGGGCCGGCTACAGCCGCGAGCCTGCGAACGGCAAGCTGACGCGCGAGATGCTCAACCTCGTGCGGGAGCCGAAAGAAGGCTGCCTGATTGGCATCCCGACGATGGACCCGGCGGGCCCGAAGTACACCAACTGGCTGCGCCACGAGGAGCGGTTCTGCCGGTTCTTCCGCGCGGACGACGGCCGCGAGTACGTCTCGGCGTTCATCACCCGGCCTGACTCCGCGGCCGACAACCTCGAGTCCCGCGAGTACTGCGAGCTGATCGCGCAGCTGTGGGTCGGCCGGCGGGCGGTCGTCGTGTCCGAGAGCTTCAGCAAGCTGCTCACCTGCGTGAGGCTCGCGACCGAGACCGTGCACATCGAGTGCCCGAGCGTCGGCGCCTTCGGCATCATCAAGACGCTCGAGTCCGCGGTCGTGAAGGCCCGGCCGGACGTCGCGCTGCTCTCCTGCGGGCCCACGGCCACCTGCCTCGCCAACCGGCTGGCCGGGCGCGGCATCCAGGCAATCGACCTCGGCAGCATCGGCGGGCTCCTGGCGCGCTGGCTGCCCGATCGCAAGAAACGAAGGGGATGACGTGAGACTCACCGAAGAAGAGCTGGCGACGATGCCGGCGAAGACGAAGAAGGATGCCGAGACGGTCGCGCTCTACCTCGAGCACGACTTCCTCGAGGCCTACGCGCTGCACACGGCTCGCCGGATCGAGACGACCGGCTACCAGGCCGCGGTCGGCGCCGGCGACAACTGGGACGCCCACGGGAAGCTGCAGCGCGACTTCCTGATCTCGCAGGGGATGAAGCCGCACCACTCGCTGCTCGACATCGGCTGCGGCACCGGTCGCCTGGCGCGCCAGGTCGTGCCGTACTTGGACCCCGGCCACTACCTCGGGATCGACATCGCGCCGGCGGCCGTGCGCGCCGCGTACGAGCTCGCGGCGACCGAGGGCTGGGGCAACCGCGAGCCGGGCTTCCTGGTCGGCGAGGAGCTGCCCGGCCGCACGTTCGATTACCTCTGGGCGTTCTCGGTGTTCATCCACCTGCCGCAGGACATCATGGAAGCCGTCATGCGCCGTGCCGCGGCGGTCATGAACGCCGGCAGCCGCTTTTACTGGGCGTACGTGCCCGAGGAGCGCTCGTGGCGCTCGGGCGTGAAGCAGTTCCGGCACACGCTCGCGGATTACCAGCGCGCGGCGCAGCAGGCGGGGCTCACCTTCGAGGAGGTGCCGAACTGGATCGAGGCCGCCGGTTACGCGCCAGGGCGCTGGAGTGGCAGCCAGCGAGTGGCGCTCTCCCGGAAGCAGGCCTGATGCGCATCCCGGCCGCATGGCGCCGTCCGGCGTACCTACCCGCTGAGACGCGGATCGGTCAGCCCTACGTGGTGGACTCTATGCTGCCGTTCGTCCGGAACTTCGGCTGCGTGCTACAGGCGGGCGGGCACGTTGGCGTCTGGGGCGCCGAGCTGTCGCGCCACTTCAAGTCCGTGCTCTGCTTCGAGCCCCTGCCGCACTTGTGGAAGGCCTGCGTCGATGCCGTGACGGCGAAGAATGTCCTGACGCTACCCTGCGCGCTCTCGCGCACGACTGGCTCGGTGACCATCAGCGTGGGTGCGGTCGAGCGCTTCGGCGGATCTTCGGCCGTGGCCGAGCAGGGCACGCCGTTCCCGGCGATCGCGCTGGACGACCTGCCGGATCATCAGGTCGCGAAGCTCGGCGCCATCATGCTCGACATCGAGGGTCACGAGCTTCCGGCGCTGCAGGGCGCCAGCCGGCTGCTCGCACAGTGGAAGCCCGTCGTTGTCGTCGAAGAGAACGCCAAGAGCCTGCGCTATCGGCAGGCCGGCGAGATTGCCGCGTACCTCGGGAAGTTCGGCTACCGCCAGGTGGCGGCCGTTGGACACGACCTGATCTTCGCCTCGACGCCATGATCTCGATCGTCTGCTGGCTCTGGAACGGCACCGGCCTCGGTGACCGGCCCTACCAGCCTGCGCACGTCAACACGCTGCGCCGGGCGGTGGCTCGTCACATGAGCCTGCCGCACCGGTTCGTCTGCGTCGCCGACGACCCGCACGGCTTCGACCCGGAAGTCGAGGTGTTCGAAACGCCTGCGGAGGCGCGGAAGGTCGGCGAGCTGCGCACACCCGAGGGTGGGCGGTTTCCGAGCTGCTACCGGCGGCTCTGGAACTTCTCCCCGGCGGCGACGGTGCTCGGCGATCGGCTGCTCTGCATCGACATCGACCTGGTGCCGACGCGGGACTGGGCGCCGCTCTTCAGTCGCCATGAGGACTTCGTCGGCTGGCGGCCGTATCGCGACTGGGGGCAGAAGCTCAGGTTTGGCGGCGGCAGCTACCTGCTGAAGGCCGGCAGCCGTACAGACGTGTGGACGAAGTTCCGCGGGCCAGAGTCGATCGCCGCGGCGCGGCGGGCCGGGTTCCGCGGCAGCGACCAGGCGTGGATCAGCTTCATGCTGGGCGCGCGCGAGCCTTACTACGGGCGCGAGGCCGGGATCTATTCGATCCGCGACATGAAGGGCAAGGAGCACGTGCTCCCGCCCGATGCGCGGATGGTGCACTTCAACGGACCGCAGAAGCCCTGGGCCAGTCCGCTGGCGTGGGTCAAGGAGCATTGGCGGTGACGCAGATCGCGATCAAGGGCGGGCGTGAGCTGGCCGCGAAACTCGCAGGCTTCAGCGAGAAGCTGCGCGAGGCGGCGGGCCGGCGCGCAGCGCGCAAAGCCATGGGCGTGGTGCGCGCGGACGCGCGTCGGCGCCTGCAGGGCATCGACGACCCTGGCACCCCGACCGACATCGGCAAGAACGTGTACATCCAGCAGTCGCGCAGCCAGAGCCGCGCGATCGGCGGCGTCGTCATGCGCGTCGGCATCCTGGGCGGCGCCCGCCCGGACCGTTCCCTCAACCAGAACCGGAAGACCGGCCAATCGCCGAACGGTCACCCGGGCGGCGATACGCGCTACTGGCGGTTCGTCGAGCTGGGCACCGAGAACGTCGCGCCGCGGCCGTTCCTGCGACCCGCGCTCGAGCAGAACTCCGGCGCCGTGCTCGAGGCCCTCACCGCCGCGCTCGCGAAGGAAGTCGAGCGGATCGCCGCGGAGGGCAAGTGATGCACCCGCCGCTCTATGCCGTCTGCGCCGCGGACACCTCGGTGCAGGACCTGCTGACCGGTCCCGACGGACTGCTGCGCCTGTACCCGTTCGGCGAGGCGCGCCAGCAGGAGATCTACCCGTACGCCGTGTGGTCCGTCGTCGGTGGCCAGCCCGAGAACTACCTCGGCGATCGACCGAACGTCGACAGCGCGAGCACCCAGGTGGACGTGTACGCCCGCAGCTGGTCGAGCGCCCGCGAGGTGTACGCCGCGCTGCGCGACGCGATCGAGGGCGCGGCCTACGTGAGCGCCTTCAACGGCGAGATGCGCGACCCGGAGACGAAGTCCTACCGGGTCTCGTTCACCGTCGACTGGATCACGAATCGATGAGCCTGCGCCCCGAAACGATCGCGCTGCACTGGGCAATCCTGCGGCTGCTGAAGGGGATCCTCAGCGCCTGGGAACGCTGGCTCAAGGTGTACGCGGGCGGCACGCCGAATCAGGAGGCGGCCGCGCGCACCGACGAACACTGACCTGAATTTTCCTGCCTCGCGGCGGGCCGCGCGCCTTCGGGCGCCACGCCCCCGATGCCTCGCAGAAACCGTGCGCCGCAGACCGCGGCTTTTCACCACTTCTGGAGGCATCAGACGATGGCCAAGAAAACGCAAGGCACCGAGCTTTACTTCATCGACCCCGACACCTTCGCGGTGCGCAAGGTCGGCTGCGTGACGGCGCTCAACGGCTTGACCGCGGGCCGCGACCAGATCGAGACCACGTGCCTCGATTCGGAAGCCCGCGAGTACATGGCCGGCATGGCGACGCCGGGCGCGGCGCAGTTCACGATCAACTTCGATCCGGCCGACGCGAGCCACGTGCGCCTGCACGAGCTCTACGTCGCCGGCACGACGCTCGACTTCGCCCTCGGCTGGTCCGACGGCACGGGCATCGCGCCGACCTCCGATTCGACGGCGTTCGACCTGCCGACGACCCGGACGTGGATCGCGTTCGAAGGCTACGTTTCCGACCTGCCGTTCGACTTCGCGCTCAACAGCGTGGTGTCGAGCCAGGTCTCCATCCAGGTGTCGGGCTTCCCGACGCTTGTGCCGAAGGTCTGACGCTGACGAGGAGGGTTGATGGATCTTTCTAAGCTTCAAGAGCTCGGTGGCTTCGTGCCGCCCACGCCCGTGAAACGACAGGTCACCTGGACGCCCGATGAGGGCGAGTCGGTCACCTTCACGGTCCACATCAAGAAGCTCTCCGCCGGGCAGATCGAGCGGCTCTACCGCGATCCGCGCCGCGACCGGAGTATCTCCGCGCTGATGATCTCCGAGACGCTGCTGCTCGGCGACGACGGCAAGGAGACGATGCCTTTCGAGAAGGCCTTCGAGATCGTGCCTTCGCTCGCGAATGCACTGCTCGAGGTGATCGAGGACATCAACCCCATCTCGAAGCGGAAGGTCGTTGCCGCAAAAAACTGACCGCCGCCGATGAGTTCTGGCACGAGCTCGTGCTGAACGGAGTCGGCGGCGCGTCAGTGGCGGAAGCGAAGGAGCGCCTGACGTACGCGGAGGCGCTGCAGTGGCAGGCGTACATCGAGAAGCGCGGGACGCTGAACCTCGGGCTCCGGCTCGAGGTCGGTTTCGCGCTGATCGCGTGGTGCATCAACCAGGCGATGGGAGGCAAGGCGGAGATGCGCGACTTCATGCCGCACCTCGATGAGCCGGAAGCCACGTTGACCGACGTCATGAGCATCCTCACCGGAGCGAAGAAGTAATGGGCAGCAAGAGCCTGGGCAGCCTGACGGTCGACCTGCTGCTCGAAATGGGCGGCTTCAAGGCCGGCATGGACAAGGCGCAGCGCGAGACCGAGCGCGCGACGCAGCTGCAGCGCAACCTGCAGAAGGAGGGCGAGCGCCTGGCGCAGTCCCTCGCCACGCCGTTCGAGAAGCTGAACCGTTCGGTGGCGCGCTACAACGAGCTGCTGAAACAGGGCGCGATCAACCAGGAGACGCACGCCCGCGCCGTGGCCAAGGCCCGCAAGGAGTACGAGGGAGCCATGAAGGCGAGCGGCGGGTTCCTCTCCACGCTCGGCCGGATGCGCGGGCTGCTCGCCGGCGTCGGCATCGCGATCTCCGGCGTCACGTTCGTCAACCTCGCGCGCGAGGCGATCGAGTTCGGCGACGAGATCGACAAGGCCTCGAAGAAGACCGGCATTGGCGCGGAGCGGCTCTCGGAGCTCGCCTACGCGGCCGGGCAGAGCGACATTCAGTTCGAGGCGCTGGGCACCGCGCTCAAGAAGATGCAGGTCGGCCTGAGCCAGGCCGGGAGCGGCTCGAAGACCGCGAACGAAACGCTGGCCGCGCTCGGGCTGACGATCGGCGAGCTGCAGCGGCTTGCGCCCGAGGATCAGTTCGAGCTGCTCGCGGACCGCATCGCGGCCCTGCAGGACCCCGCAGACCGCACGCGCGCGGCGGTGGAGCTGTTCGGCCGCGCCGGCGCCGACCTGCTGCCACTGTTCGAGCAGGGCGCGGCGGGCATCCGGGCGGCCAGGGAGGAAGCGCACGAGGTCGCTGCGGTGATGGGCGATGCGGCCACCCGGGAGTTCGCCGCGGCGGATGACGCGATCAAGCGTCTGAGCAAGACCTGGGACGCGCTCGGCCGCACGCTGACGATTGCTGTCGCGCCGGCGCTCACCGTGACCGTGCAGGCGCTGCAGAACTCCATCGCCTGGGCGATCGACGGCGAGTCGAAGGTGCTGTCGCTGGCGGAGGCCTGGGAGGCGCTTGGCCGCGCCGTCGAGAAGAACGGTATCTTCGGCACCAGCGTCTTCGACGTGATGCGCGAGGCGCAGGCCGGCGCCCCGCAGGTGACGCAGAGGTTTTCCACCGGCACGCGGCTGCCGCCAGGTGGGCGCAACCGCCGGCCGTTCGTGCCTGGGTTCCTGCCCGAAGACGACGATCCGGCCAAGC